GCTGAGACAATGGGGACATTACTTTCGACAGCAAGACCTCGCAATTCCTCAGCAATCGCCTTAATGTAGGAATACGAATTGACATTGCTGTTAGCCCGATAACGTGAAGATGCACATATGTTTAGATAATCTACAAATATTATATCAGGTCTGAAAGATTTCTTCAATGCCAGTTCATTAAGTAATGCCCTGAAATGTCCTGCATGTGCAGATGCAGTAGGATATTCTTTAATAATTAACTGACCTTGAGTTTTCTTTGCAAGAGATTCAATCTTCTTATCGAACATCATTCGAGGAAGATCTGACAATTGTTGGATGGGAATATTTAATAGATTAGCATCCACTCTCTCCGCAATCTTCTCCTCAGCCATCTCAAGGGTAATGTATAATACGTTCTTTCCTTGTAGAAGAACTGAACTTGCGACATGACACATAAACAAAGATTTACCAACACCAGTGCCAGCCAAAGCAATGTTAAGTGTCTTGTTCGGAATACCACCCTTCGTAATCTTGTTGAAAAATTCCAAATCAAATTCGATCTTAGATTCTTTCTTGTGATAGAAATCGAATCTTTCTGAAAAGTCTTCAAGGTAGTCATGACCTACATGATTATCAAAACCCACTGACAATGCATCTGATAGTATGGCAGGAATTGCATCAACTCCTTTCTTTATATCATGACCATCTGCAATGGAAATACTCTCAACAAGTGCAAGATATATTGCACGTTCCTTACACCACTTCTCAGTAGTATCAACAAGCCAATCGTCTGAAGTAGGAGAAGTATCAAGATCCTGTAAATATGATACTACCAGTTTGTAAGTCTCATCATTAAGATCCTTTCTCTTCTCACACTCAATAGATATGATCTCTGGTGTAGGACACCTATCATATTCAACTATGAACTTTGAACACTCCTCAAATATTACCTTCTCATGTATGTTATCAAAATAAGTAGGCTTTATGAAAGGAAGTACCTTTCTGGTGTAGTCCTCATTAGTAATGAGGTTCCTTAGTACCGTATTCTCAACTGATTCCATCAACTATAATGTAGGTAACTACTTAAGATGTACTTAGGTTCACCTTCCCTTACTGGTAACCCTCTGTGTGGGTACTGCCATGTAGGTGGGAATACAAGTACTGTACCAGTTTTTGGACGGACTGTCAATTTATTGTAAGGAAAGTCAGTCTCTCCACCAAAGAAATTATCATTAAGATATACAAGAAAAGCCAAGAATCTCTTTGCAGTTGCATGATCTTGAACATCAACATGAGTATCAAACTGATCCTCTGTGCCAGGTTCATACTTCTTAATCCTTAGTTCCTCAAAGAATATCTTATTTGGAAACCACTCACAATATTGTGGTAGATCTTTCTTATATTGTTTTACAACATCAACAAATTTATAACATAAGACCTGTATAAACTTATCGTATTTACCCTCGGCATTCATATTAACCTGAGTAAAATTCGGTACTGCATTATTATCCACCCTCTGTTTTTTATCAGAGGTTTCATATATCTCTATAAGAGTCTTACAGACCTTCTCATCAAATACCTCACAGGTTTTGATGAACTTATCCATAGCTAAAGGTTGTTCGTGCAGTCTCTTCCAACCTTGCCATAACATCATCCGTAAAGTATTCCTCTGGGGCCGCCATGATTTGTTTGGCAAATACTTTTTTTCCGTTGATTTCGTATCTTCCTGCTTTGTTTTCCCAAAGTCCACCTATCTCACCAAGTTCAAGGAGTCCATAGTATCTATCCAAACCACGCTCATCATAATACAAACGTATGTTTACTTCTTGATTTTCTTTAGAGAGTCTTGACTTAACTGTCTTAGCTTTAATAATGTTTCCAACAACCTCTTTCTCACTCTTTTCCTTTTTTTTGCTGAGATAAACGATTGTAGACGCGGCATATTTGAGACCAGAGCCGCCTCCCATTTCTTTAGTAGGGACGTAAGAGCCGATAACATCGTAGGTGTGGTTTGTAACTATGAGGGGTATGTTTGCCTGACCAAGCTTTAATGTAAGCATTCTAAATGCACCTTTGACAAGTTGGGATTTGGTCATGTCCCTAACCTGTTTATCATTCAATGCATCGTTAATCTCTTTCTCCGTCGAAAGCATGCCCAGAGAGTCTAACACAAACATACAAGGCTTGCGTTCTGATTCTTCCTTCTTTAAGTATATATCTACTGCCTTAAGTGCCTTAGACCTAAACTCTTCTATAGTTACTACATTTACTACAACAAGACGGGACGTATCGACTCCACGAGATTCCAGAAGTCCCTTAGTAACTGCGGCTTCAGTATCGAAATAGAGACAATAACTATCAGGATTATTATCAAGGAAGTTTTTAACCACAGCGAGGGAGAAAAAAGTTTTGCCAGTAGAAGACTCACCAGCAATGGCAGTAATCTTATTACGAGAACAGCCCCCAAAAATAGAGCCTGAAAGAATTGCATTAAAAATGTAAGAACCCGTATCAATAAATTCTTCTCTTCCATCTATGTCTGCTGCGAGTTTGGTATAGTCATCTCCAATCTCTTTTACTATTTCTTTTAAAAAGTCCATGATAATTTATGCGTCTTTTGATTCTACCACATCCCACAATATATTTCCAGCAACTGATACTCTTTGTTCTTCACAATTGAAAAAAGGATATACTTGATGTCGAAGACTGGCTGGAAATACAGCCATCCAACCTTCCATCTCTGGATCCATCATGATAGGATATTCACTGTGTTGACCAAGGATATTAGAGTATGTGAAAATAAAATCCGAGGCGGCAGGGGATAAAGCTCCCTTAGCAAATGGTAATTCGTGTTGTTCTTCTGATTTAGTAGGAACCTTTAACCATATAACAAACGATAGTATTCCTCCATGAGCATGAAGTGGATTAAATTCCAATTGATTTTGAAAGTTAGACCACCAATGCATGTATGGTTTTACTGAATGTTTGTAACTAATGGCAGGTAACCATTGACCAGAAACATTATCTATAACATGAGCAGTAAGAGGTTTTAAACACTCTTCCCAGAAGTAATCATCTCGATCCTTCATTGTAAAACTATCACCGATGTTTCCAGCCAGTGTATGTTTTGTACCCTCAGCATCTACCTTTGATTGTTCAACACATTCCCAAACATAATCAAGGAGATGAGGAGGTAATTTAGTCTGAAAGATTGGTATATTAGGTAACTCAATAGCTTTCCATTCAACTTCAGACTGAGATTCCATGATCCTCCCTTAGAATTTTCTTATAAGGACCATCAGGATTAGCATCTCTAACCTCCTTAACAAGTTTCAACTTCTCATACAAGGGATTAACTTGTGGTTCACCTGAGCTCTTACGAGACTTCCATAACTGTCTCACAATAACTGATAGTTCTTCATCATTAATTGGTAAATCCATTAGATACCCACGATTTTACGTTGTCTTTCAAAATAGTTATGCAATAACCAAGAGCTACTGTTTAACTTATCAGTACCACCTATACCAAACTCCATCTCAACTCTTGGATCGTCACCAAACCTGTCTGTCTCTGGAGTATTGTCCTTTCCACGATCACCACCATTTGCAAATACAACTGTTTGAGCAATCTCTAAACATCTTTCTATTGCATTACAAGCAGATCCATACTCATCATCCTCAACAGTGATAACAGCATCAACCATATCAAGGTGACGAATAATCTCAGCACGTTCTTTCCATGACATAAAGTACTGACCTTTCTTTTTAGTCAACCACTCCTCTGTATTCAATCCAACTACCAAGTAGTTTGTTAACTCTCTTGCTTTCTCAAAGTAAGCAATGTGACCACTATGAAGTGGATCAAACCCACCAGTTACAAGGGTCAGTATTCTTTTCTTATTCATACCCTTCCCCCTTTCTTGCTTCATATACCTTCACATAATTATACTTCAACTCAAGAGCTTTTGCAAACCATTGAGCAGCATTAAATTCATCCATAATTTTCATGTTCCTTTCAGTGTAGATTCCATCATGACTCCACATAACAACAAATTTATTCATGCAAAGAAAGACTCCAGTGAAGCTGTACGTTCTACCTGCCAGCCAATACAGTCTAATATAACCTTAATAGGTTCAATGAATGACTTATTAAATTGTAACTCATAATCTACATGTTTATCTAAGTCAAGTTCTGTTGGGAAGTCTTGAATGAAAGAGATAACATTCTGATGTATCCAATTAGGAGTCTTCAGATACACAAACTTAATCTTCTCTCCATTCTGAATGGCAGCATACTTATTCTCCAATCCTTTCTCTTTTGTATAATGATTATACAAGATAGCACCTCGTACATGAATAGGACAACCCTTATTATACATCTCAGAAGATGACTTCCACTTAGTAATATCAGATAAACTACGAGGAAAAGCAACATCTTCTGGTGGAAGAGAATTAAATTTCTCTCTACACTCCTCAATATAATCAATCACCTCGTCCTCTGTTCCACTCATCAATAGACCAAAGGCATCCTTAAGATACTGACGACACGGTGCAGGTGTTGAAGTCTTGATTGCTTCAATACCCATGATCTTAAGTTTGGCTTTCTCATATCGAACACCTTCTGAGTCCCATACGTTCAGGATATATCGTTTCTTCGCAGTCCATATACCACGATCAGCGATATTCTCCCGTTTCATTATCATTTTTTGGTCGTAGGCGTTAACGTAGTCGGCCAATTCTTGGTAAGAACTTTCAATATAAGGCTCAAGTTCCAC